CAATAATCTGATAGCGAGTAACATTCGTAGTTGGGATCTCTGATGGCTGGACAACATTGACTTCTTTATTGAACTTGGGAAACTTGGTGGCGTGGGACTTAACTGGAACCCCGTACGCGCGAATTAGGATCTCCTCCCGAGGCCTTCCAACTAGGGTCTCCTTGATTCGCTCGTAGCCACCGAAAGGGTTGTCCTTGCTGTGGAAGTAGTGTACGCTGGCATTTCGCTTCTTACTCCGTTGGACATAGGGTACAAGCTCGCCGTTGAGCAGCTCAGCCTCGACGCTCTGGACGCTTGTAGCACCATCTAAGTATTCCTTAATAACTTCCGTCCACCCATCAATCGGGGTGAATGTTACCAGCATCTTGGAGTTGCGGGTAGCAAGACGGAAACGCAGGGTGTCAATAAGCTCGTTACCAAGTAAGTACTCGTCGAGCCATACTCCGATGTTGTGCCACTGGGGGTCACGGCTACCAAGCTCCGCACCTTCTAGGATAGTTGGGTTATTCTGATACTGAGAGTAGGTCTTAAAGATGATCTGCGAAGCATTAGGCAAGATTAACGAGTTATCCGTGAACCCGTTCTTCTTCGTGTACGAGATGTAAGCGTTAGCCGAGGTTTGCTTTGTCCTCATCTCATGCGGCAACCAGTTCCACACCGCGCTTTGTTGCTGGCGAATGCTGACCTCCGAGGTCTGAGCGAAACAGAAGATCTCCGATTTTGGGTTTTCGATGGCAGCCTTGACTACGCAGTAAGAACCCCACGCAGTTTTTCCCGAGTTGTGATGGGGGACTCCAGCTACAATGTAGTTGTTGTAGATTGGAACATGGAAATCCCAGACATAATCCTCTCGGAGGTAATTGATCTTGACAACTCGGCGGGAATAGATAGGGTGTCGGTATGCCGAAGCACAACTCAATAACTTACCCAATAGATCAAATACGCTTTTGGATTGCTGAAGGATGGACTCAAGCGAATATCTCGGAAAAGCTGGCAAAGGAGCTAGATCCACGTGTGACCCCGAAGCTGATTTACAAGGTTTGCAAAAAGCACGGTATACAATGCCAGCGGACAGGTCCACGAAGCGGCGAAGGACATCCCGAATGGAAAGGTGGCAGGATCGTGAACAAGGACGGGTACATTGAGCTTTATTGCCCGAACCACCCAAACGCTCGCAAGCACACGCGCTATATCCTTGAGCATCGTCTAGTGATGGAGAAGCATCTTGGTCGGCATTTAACCCGCTCGGAAGTTGTTCACCACAAGAACGGAGTGAAAGACGATAATCGCATTGAGAATCTTGAACTGTTTGAAAGCAATGCTCGCCATCTTGAGGTGACTCTAAAGGGTTGCGTTCCGAACTGGACTGAGGATGGCAAGCGCAGAATGGGCTTGAAAGCTCGTCGTTCAGCTTGATGTCTCCGACTGGCATCCACCCCAACTTGTGAAGGACAAGGTGAGACTTCGAACAACGAAATGATTCGCCATTATCTAAAATAACTTCGTAAATTCCCTGCTTGTCTTTTCTAAAGGATGGCTGTGCTTTGGCTATAACTACCTTCTCACCATCCCAGGCGTGTACATGGAAGTCGCTATTTAGGCTCATCACGCACTTGCTGCGCTTTAGGACTGGGTCATAAATCTCTTGCTCTGGGGCAAGACACCTGTTTCCCCCAAGTGCTAGAACCTCAGAGACTTGCGATAATTGCTCTTCAGCCTTCTCCCAATGCGGAAGCCTAAATCCATAGCGAAATGGGTCTTTCTCAGCATTCTCGATGGCCTCATGGTACACCCGATGAAGCTCAATGAGATCATCTGGCTCCATCAAGGCTACCTCGTCATCGCTAGGAGGCTGGAGAATTGGATGTTTGCGCCACTGCATTAGTTCGTTTTATACGCACCAGTCTCCATTAGGATGTCTTTGATGTGATACACGCTATCACACTCCTCGCAACAAAACGCATCCTCTTCGGCTGGGAACGACCCTCTATTCCCGTCAACAAAGTGAAGCTCTCGACGCTTCTTGCAATGTTTGCACACGCCAATGAATGGCTTAACGAACTTCTCCAGCACCACATTCCAAATCTTAGCGTTGAACTTCTCCGCCAGATATGAGGCGTAGCAAAGCGTATGGCACTTATGCTTAATGCCGTCATGCTCAACCATGTAGTGGCGAACTAGATCCCCACCATCTTTGAGGTGGTCAGCGTATCTTGATTCTGGTTCTGGTATCATTCTACGATTTCGGCTTCAACTGCTTGCGTTTTGACTTTATTGGCAATCCTGGACTTGGCTTCTGCGATCATCTTGGCAGCATCGTCAATAGACGGCCCCTTGCGATGCTCGACAATGGTACTCGCCATACCCGAGAGCTGTCCAGCTTTATCGGTCATAATGCCAATAGTCAACGCCAATCGGTCTGGGGAGATTGCCTTGAGCTGGTCTGGGTCACGGCTCAGTTGTTCGGCTTTCTCGAACAACAGGTCTGTGTACTCAGCCGCAGCAATGGCGTAGCGTTTGGAGAACTCTTTACGCTTTGACTCCAGCGTATCGTTATGCCTCCACTCCAGCGCACGAACAGTCTCATGCGTCACCCTGCATTTCTTAGCAATAGCATTGATACGCCCACCCTGTGCCAGCATCCAGAGAATCTGTGCCGCCACATTCGGGTTGTAGTTCTCGATAGTGTTCCGAGGGAATTGCTTAGCCCTTTCCTTGACTTCAAGGAAAAACTCTTTCATTGCCTCTTTACTATCAATTGCTGATAGGTCTTCGTCGCTCATTTGGTCTTCTTGCCGTTTTTAACCTTAACGGCCCCAGAGTGCAACTCTTTTTTGAGCTTATTCTGTTGCGTCGAGGAAAGCGGAGAGTTCTTACTAAGCAGGTAGCCTGCTTGCTTTTTACTTTTTGATTTCATTTGCTTCAGTTATTTTTATTTTCTTGGGGTCTTTGACGAGATAGGTTGGGCTTCCCATTTCCATTTGAGAAAGCGTATCATATCCAAGATTAAATAACTCTTGGACTAAATCATTTCTGCTTGTGAAATTAGCTGTATTCAGATCGTATTTTTCAGAAAAAGATGAGGATATCGCTTCTCCATCTTTGCCCCATCCATCGTACAACCCACTAAGACGCTTTCTTTCCTCTAGTGTTGTTTTTTTAAAATTACTCCAATTTCTATTTTCTTTTCTCCACTTATTCCTTAAGATTTCCTTTTCTTTGCTCACCTTCGGGAAAAGTGTTCCCTTTTCCCAAACTGATGGAGGTTCTCCAAACATTTCGTCAGGGATTGTTTCAATAATTAAATTCTTCAACTTGTTGTTATTAGGTGCTCTTTTATCAACAAGATCAACCCAGTCCTTGAACTGCCATAATTTAAGCACCTTTCCTTGAGCTGCGCTAACTGAATAAACCCTCCCTTTGTGTCCACTTTTATAGTCTCCTGCAATAGCGTAATCTTCAGCGAGTTTTTTTGATTTAGCTATCCATGTAGGTTTATCAAATTTTGTTATATTTTTCTCCTGAGACCCGTGAAAACCTTCAAGTTTGTATTGTGGGACAAGCTCTCCATTACGATTAAACCTTGGCGACTGGGGCATCAAATTGTCACGAAGGCTGTAGTAGGATGTAGGGCCAAATGGGATAACAACATCGCCTGAAGTCTTGATTGCGCTTTGAAGTCGGTCAAATGCAAATGTGCGGTAAATTCCAGTCACAAGGTCTGGTGAAACCTTTTGCATCATTGGGTTAATACCAAGCTGGCGAGTTGTTTGTTGACCTTGAACGGAGTTAATAAAGTTCTTCCGTCTCTGCCAGTTTTTAGGGTCTACGCTTTGATAGTAAGCATCAGTCGATTGGCCTCTGTTTTGAATCTCAACGGACTTCTCAATATCCTCATAGATTTTTTTACGAGTAAGGTTTAGTTCCTTAGCGATCTTGTTTTTAACTGCTCGGTCAACATTTTTCTCAAGTTGGCGCAAGTCCATTGCTTCAAGATACAAGCGACCTTTTTTCAACACCCATTTCGTAGGAACCACATAGTTCTCCGTAAGACCGCCAAATTGTTCTGAACGCCCTTGTTCAATTGGTTTGTTAACAAGAAGAGTGCCATGCTTTGTCGGGACTTCAATTTCAGATTGAAGGAGCAAAGCCTTACCAAACTCGCCATCATCAATAACACCAGCTTCCTCTAGTGCCTTCAAGTGATCATCAGTAAGGGTTCCTTCTCCGTTGCCGTTTTTGTCGGGGATAAGAACACCGTTTGGCAGCTTCTCGCCACGCTCTACGATTTGCTTATTAACTTGATCTAAAACGCTTGTTGCTTGATAGTGCTTAGGGTTATCGGATTTAACATCGACAACCTTCTGGACTCTCGCTGCTTTTGGCTTGCCAGCGGTTTCTCGGTACATTTGGCGCACCATCGCCTTTACTTCTGGCAGCTCCCTAAACCCGTCAGCAAGCAATCCTGTACCCATCACCATGCGTCCACCAGCATCAGTCGCTCCACCCATCTTAAAATGCAGGTTTTTAACAATAGGCGTAGCATTAAACAATGTTCTGAAACTACCCTCAACGGCACGACGAAGTGGAGTTTTACGGGATTCTTTGTAAAGGTTGCCTTTAAGAGTATCCTCCAGTAGCGTCCGTACACCTTGATCGGTATAATACTCAACAGCAAGCTCATCTAAAGCCGCTGGAGTCATATCATTCTGCTCACGAAGGTTATTGTATTCGTTCGCCCACGCCTTGAACTCTGGATCTAACGTTCCGTCTGGATTGCGGACAAGCCCTGGCTGTGTGTCATCTCCCAACATCCGAGCTACGATTGCGCTATCCTTTTGCCACACATGCTGAATCATATGTCCAGCTTCGTGCATGGCTACTTCCTTTAAGAAGCCAACCTTGTCGTTAATGTTTACAACGGCTTTGTTGCTAACTGGGTCAAACTTATTATTGCCAGTGGTGTTGATTTCCCACTTGAACGACCCAGGGTATGCCGCATCAATGTTGGAAAGCGCATACCTAAAATCACGATCCTTTAGCCCATCAAACATGGCTATTTGGTCAGCATCTAGCTTGTTCCGATAGTTGGTCATCTGGTCAATGTTGACCTGCTCCATATCCTTCTTGCCACCAATAACTCGGCCCAGAGAACCAAATACCAGAGCATCACGGGCGGCATATTTAAGCGTGTTTTCATCAACGCCTTGGGAGTTGATTGCGTTGTATGCAAATGTTGCTGGAGCGGCTTGAGCAGTACCCTTGGCCATGCTCGCGAAACCTCGCACAAGTGGTGTGGAGTAGTCACCAAGTGTGGCCACAGCGCGACCAATACCGCCAACACTTTCGTTTGCGGCTAAACGGCGAAAGAACGGTGTTGAACTACTTCTTTCAAGCAGTTCTTCGCTAACCGCATTGCCGAATTTGGACATTCTGCGTAGTGTTGGTACTGCCGCTATAAGCCCAACTCTAGCCCCCATATATACACCAATAGCTTGATGGAATGGAATGGCGAGTCCAGTAGCGATTAGGGACGGTATCCTGTACCTAAGAACGCTTCTTTCAACTTTCTTTAGAAACCCATTAACAGCAGCAACCCCATTCCCAAGTTTTTCAGCACCATTTGACAAACCTTTGGTTGCACCAGATGCTACGGCTCGAACAGCGTCTCCAGCCGTCTTGGCTGTATCCAAACCAATCTCAAGATGATTCGCAGTCTTACTTACATTCTGGATGCCGTCATCAATAATACCAAGGCGTGTTTGTACGGCTTGCGATTGAGCCGTTAAATCATCCAGCCGCCTAGTGAGTTCCGTTGCCTTTTCTGTAGCCCCAATGCGAAGAGCATCATCAAGCTGACCAGATACAGCCGCAGTCTCATCGGATAGTCTGGCGGCGTTGGCTAAAACGCTAGTCCTAGCGGTATTGAGTTCACGACCGTAATTGACAATCTCAATTCCCCTTTTTGCTTGGTTTGCTTTACGGACGGTTCTGATGATATTAACACCAGCTCCAAGTCCAGCCGTGGCTAAACCAACAGCAAGGCCTGGAACATCTGCGGGAATGCTCGCGGCAGCGCGGACATTGTTAATGTCTTCCTCGTATTTTTTAAGACCTTGCTCTTCTCCAAATTCAGCTACATATTGAGATTTTGCTGATTCCTGAGCCTGAAGCACCTGCTCTCCAGCACCAATTATACTTGCGGTTTCAACCGCATCCATATCTTTTTGTGATCTTTCAATGAGGGCAAGTTTGTAGTCCCTTTTCTTATTCAACTCGTCAGCTTGTTCTTGCGGGACATTTCCCATAGACACAGCCGCATCGAGTCTTTGCTTGTCAATAAATCTAGTTAATTTTGCACCGCTGGTTACTGCGGTTTCTAATATAGAATCAACTATCTCCGCGCTTTTAGCAGTCTGTTTGTCGTATGCCTCCCTAAGCGTTGCTGATTCTGAAATCTCCCCAATTGGATTAGCAATATCCCCAACACCTTTAGCTATAGACGCAACACCAGCACCAAATTCCTCGAACGCTTCTGTCCATGTTCGTGTCGGTTCTGCGTCAATTCCGCTTTTTTTGCGTATTGCGTACAACTCAGCTTTTTTAGGATCAATGGCATCATCGCTCATTCCACCATCCAGATAAGCGGTAGGATCGGTAAGCTCGTCTAGACTTGTGGTAAAAGCCTCGCCTTTGGTGGTTAATACACCATTCTCCACAAGTCCACGATCTTCCAGAAGAAGGTAATCCTCACCAAGCTGTGTGGCGTTTCCTTCTTGATCCAAGATTCCACGGGCTTTCATGCCCTCTTCGGTCGTAAACTCTGGAATCTGGTACTCTTGTGGAGCGTGCAACTCTGTAAAAGCAGGACTAGTAAAACGAATGTCGTTAGGGTCTGGCTGAGTTACAACCTCACCAATTGACTCGTAAGACTGCCTCTGAGCCTCTAGGTTAGCCTTCTCTTGGTCAAGGTACTCAAAAATAGCGTCCCTTTCGAGCTTGCTGATTTCTGGATCTGCCTTCTCTTCTTCTGGAGTTGCCATTTAATTATTTATTGAAGTCGTCCTCTAAGTTTTTGAGTGGCCGTCTGCGGTTTATTTGGCTTAATATTCGGTTCGCCAGTCGCAGGAATCCCCGATATGTTGTATTTCTTATCTAGGTTTCGTTCTGCTCGGGAGAGTACTTCATCTTTTTCGGTAAGGTAATCCTTCCAAATTTTAGCGTTATCAGTTTCAACTGGAACGGTCATTTTGGATATGAATTTTCTGTCTTGTTCAGTTACTGGGGCAAGAGCGCGAACGCTTTTTAGAACATCGCTAGTGGTGACCATAAGGGCATCTTTAATTAACGATTGGTTTTCTTGCGCCCACTCAGCACCAAATTCTGATGCTACGGCTCGACCAAATCTAGCAATAGGTTCAGTTGGGCCTACAACATCACTCAAATCGGAAGCTAATAACTTTTTGATTTTTTCTCTTTCTGACTGAATGGAGTAGTAAGTATTCTCAGCTTCCGCGTTTTTCAGCACTTTTTCTTCCTCTTTTGCTGCGAGTTCCATTCTATCAACCTGCTCGGAAGTTGAAATAGGTTGTTCAAATAAAGCCGATGAAATCTTATCCGCTTGCTCAATTTGCCCAGCTCCAATAAGTTTGAATGCGGATTCAACCAATCTTGGGTTTAGTGTTCTGCCTTGTTGCTGAGCTTCTTCAACCTTTGCCCCAAACAATGCTGACGCACCTTCAATACGAGCGGCATTTGCTTGCTCTTGTTGTTGCCTTTCCGCGGCCTTTTGAGCCTCCTCTTGTTGAGACTTTAAGTACCTGTTATATTTTTCCTTAAACCCCGCAACCTTGTTTGGGGGTATCACTTGTCCAGGTTGAAATCCAAGCTCTTGTTTTAAGTATGTGTTAAAGTCCATTGTGAATTTATTTAGGCTTAATGATTACTGAACGACGAATCCACCTTGGGCTGGCGCACCACCTCCAGAAGAACTGCCTCCGCCAGATCCACCACCTTGGGATGCAGCGAACTTCTGTTGGCGAAGGTTCATCATTTGCTGGCTCATAAGTCCGCTCATGCTGTTCTTGATAAGATCTCCAACAATAGATGCGTCTGCGTACCTGTCGCTTAACGAGACATCCTCGTCCTTGAGTCTATTGCCAACATCTCCAAGGATCGGGGCGAGTTCTGGCATGAGTTTAAGAGCAGCGTCAATTTGAGTTGATGCAGCTTTAACCTGCTTCTTCTTTTCCCCCTGCTGCTTGAAGTAGTCCTTAACCTGCCCGGTTAGATCGGCAATTGATTGCTGCTGCTGCGCGTTTGCCAGCGCATTAGCTTGGATTACTTGATTGTAATCTGGGGCTTGATACCCAGTTGTTTGTACTTGTCCTGCGAATAGTGCCATAATCTTAAATGTAGCTATAATTAACATTACCCCAAGGGCTTGAGGCCGACATGTTTCCGGGATTAAATCCACCGCCGCCACCAAAGTTAAATCCACCTCCTGCCATGTTCATTCCAGCACCCATAAGCGTAGAACCAAACTGCCCAAGTGCATTCGCAGAGTTCATCTTATTTTGAATATTCATTGTGTGTCCTGCCATATTTGCTTGGTTTTGCGCTCCGCCTAATTGATTTGCGAAATTTAATGGCATATTGTAATCGAACCCACCAGATGTCGCAGCAGACCCACTCATACCCGATGATAGCAAACCAGTTCCAGCCCCAAATGCTGCTGGGGTTTGAGATAACAAGTTCAATCCGGGCGTGGTATAAAATTGACCTGCCCTAGTAAACAACTCACCAGTTGCTGCGCTTGCCTCGCCACGAAGTGCTTGTCTACGCGTACCAACATCAGCAATGTTTCCGTATGCTGTTTGTGCTGCTTGTTGCGCCTCCGCCCTACGAGCAGCCTGTGCGGCCTCACGATTCATAATCTCAGATGAAATAGCGGCATTACCTCCAATCCGTCCAGCCGCAGCCGCAGCCTCTCTGGCTTGTTGTTGAGTTGCCCGTTGTTCTTCTGGGGAAAGCGTTCCACGACGAGCATAAGCCTCTTCTGCCATTGTGCCAAACATGCCTGTGTAGGGTGCTGCTTGACCTTGAAACTCAGACTCAAGCCTTTGCGCTCGTTCTGCGTATGCTTGTTGCAAGTCGATTGCCCTAGCTTGCTCTGGAGAAAGTTTGTCCATCAAGTTGCGGACACGACCAGTTTGTCCGCTCATTGTGGCAAGTTCCCTAGCACGAAGATCGGCAATTTGTTTCTGGGCTTCTCTACTCGCTCTTTGAGTTAATCCAAACAAGCCCTCCTGCCCCTTAAACCCAGTAAGATATTGCTGCGATTCACGAAGCGATTGCTTCATTAAATCTGGGCCAAGTTTTTTCTGTAGAGCAAGGAATCCGGGAACATTTTGTTTGTAGTATCCAAGCATGCCCTCAGCTTGCTGCTGGGCCAAACTCTTACCATAAACTTTTTTTCCCTTAACCGTATTGTATGGCCTAGCGAAAATATCAATTGGTTCTGGCATGTCTCTAGCCGCAGACTCGGCTGCTTTAGCAGACTTTCTGCTTCCAAGAAAGGAAAGACCACCACCAACTACAGCGGCTGCAAGTGGAAGCCAGCATTGATTAATTCCAGTATCTGATGCAAAATAATTTATGGAAAGTCCAACTATAACAACTGAAGCTACTTTAAGTAAATCTTTTAGGTTCATAAATTTATCTTTCTATTAAGCTGATCTAACAAGGTAGCCTTGAAACACAGTACCATTAGCAAGGATTGTGCGATTTGATCCAGTTAAATGTCGCACATACAATTCAGCATAGTCAGTCGAGCCATTCATGTAAATTAAACCAGATACAGATGCGCTATAAGATTGACCGTTGATCCTAGCCCCATCCGCGACAGGAGATCCATTTTTGTATATTAACGCCCAAAGGTCTTCAGCGTCACCTACAGTCATTCCAATCACACCATGAAAAAAATAGTATCCAGCTACGCTTGGCGTAAATCTGCTGCTTGCAAAATTACTGTTTGTATCGAAACTCTCAGAACCTAAAACAACCCTAATGCCTGAAGCAGTTGCAACGGCTTGGTCGGTGCTTGGGTATGCGCTAAAGGCCGGCCCGTTTCCAACCACATTCGTTCCCAGCTTCGCTTGGGTGACCGCGCTAGAAGCAAGCTCATTAGATGTAATTCCACCAGCAGACACGGCAAGTTTACCCGGAGATACGACCTGCAAGGTTGTTCCTTGGATTGCATCGCTGGTAAATGTCGTATCATCAATGATGTTATTCATCTTAGCACTGGTAATTGTGTCAGTGCTTGTAAATGTGTAGGTTGTATTTACAACGCCCATATTATTTTTGTGATAGAATTTGTCTGTTAGTGATGGAACCCGCCACTTGAATAGAATGGATCTTAGGTGAACCGATAGTCCTTGTCAATGTGATAGTCCCAGTATAGCCGCGCTGACCACCAAGTCTGCATCGGATGCTTGCGGTTTCAGCCTCGTTAGGGCTGCTGGGTGATAGGATCTGACCACCAAGGAATGTGGTAGTAGTGCCAATACTCTCTGCAGAGTCTGGGTCTTCGGTGGCAAACGCAATGTCGTATTCACCAGTCTCTCCCGCCAAGTTCTGCATTTGCACTTGGGCATCAGTAAACCTCTTGCGCTCAAGGGTCTTAAAGTCGTACCCACGGCTAGTCACATACGAGTTGATCGTGGGAGTAACCACATCTGTGCTTTCATTCGTAACGCTCAAGCGGTCTGTGGACGAGTCGGAAGCGTCAACTTGGTGCAAGCCACCATTGGAACTAACGGCATACAGGTTATTCCGCACCCCAGCACTTGCTGTGATGAAGTTCTTAATTAGAAACCTAGAATCCCCATAGGTATCCAGCGATTCCCAGCCCTTGTTCAAGAAGTTGTAGATCAGAACCGCGTTATTTCCACGGGCATCGTTTCCTCCAGCTACAGAATCCAGCGGAACTGCGATGTAATAGCGGTTGTTGAAGTAAACCGCCACCGAATTACCCGCAAGATTTTTGTTAATGCGGTCAATGTACGGCTGAATGTTCTTGGAAAGTGGCTCCTCCGTGCCGCGAAGGTTGTAATCGTTAAGGAAGGTAAGCCCGTAAATGCCCTCGTCGGCCAAGAATAGCATGTTGTTAGCCTGCATGACCACGGACTTGCGAGCTAAACACCCAACCTCGCCAGTAAGCTCCTTGACCACGGTGTCAGACAGGCTTCCTTGGGTCTGTGCCACAAGGTGGATGCTATTGCGGTTCAAGACCACCAAGGAATCGTCGTAGAAACCATGCATCGCCACCACATAGTCGGCAGTGCCACCAGTAATACGGAACTGATTCTCGATCTGGTCAAAGGTCGTAGTGTCTAGTAGGTCGGAAACCGCGATCTCGTCAGAAATCTTTCTGCTAGTGTAGACTGGTGCGCTAAAAGTGCCAGATTGGGAGTAGTAGAACGGAACGAACAACCTGCGCTGGAAGTAGGTAGCCCAAGGCGCGCCGGGTTGGTGCATAAATCCACCGCCAGCGCTGAACCTTCCACCGAACTCGAATATATCAGATGCAGAGGTATTGTAGTTCCCGATAGGGGCATACCATTCGATAAGCGTAGTGGTAGCATTTACCACTTGGTAGGAATTACCAAGCATGGCTTGAAAATCAGCAGTAGCTGTTGAGTAAACGATAATTACATCACCAGCAAAAATTGTCGTATTCCCAACAACTTTGGCAGAAACAAGTCCACTAACTACATCGACATCCTTGGCTTGGATGTTGAAAACCTGTGGCTGGGTGTAAGCACCACCGGGGGACAGGGTAAACCCATCAGTCATGGTTGCTGCCGTGGTTACAAATGTGGTGCTAGTAGAAATCCCAGATGCCACAAAGGTAAATGAGTCTTGGTCGACGATTGTTGCCACCGTGAATGTCCCATTTGGAGGAGTACCACTGGTAAGCCCAGCGATAACCACAGACGAACCAACGGTTAGCCCGTGTTCACGGACTCTCATTGTCACCACGGTATTTGGACTAGCGGTCGCGTTGGAGGACGCAGAAAGAATAGCCCTTCCATTAGGATACCACTCAAGAGCTTGTTGCCCATCCCGCATGATCATCACCTTGTCGAAGCACTGCAACATATCGCAGTTACTCCCAACGGTGGCTCCCACGGGATACGGAATGGTCGTTGCCGTGTAGGGTGTCGTAGAAAGGTCGATCTTCTTCGCCAGAGTCTCCAGCGCAACAATGATGTACTCCTTGTTGGACTCGTTAGGGTCAGAGAACATGCAGGATGCCAACACATCGCTGGAGGCGGCATCGTTAATGTTGATCTGTGTAATCCTTGGGGTTGCCTCTAGTGCCACAGCAGTCACGCCAGTAACAGGAAAGGTCAATGTGTCCACGGTAGCCGCGGTCACAGCCTTGACCCCATTGTTATCCGTGCCAGTAAAGGTAATGCCGCTAACCGTAAGGTTGCCAGCCTCCCCAATAGTCAACCCATGTCCAGCCACGGTAATCGTTACCACATTCGCGGAATACGACACAGCGGTGATAGCCAAGTAGAATGGGCTTGGGAGAATGTGGAACGGAAGGTTCAACGGAGTGCCTCCAGTAGTCAGTACAGGGCTAACAGACACCACACTCTTGCGCGGCCTCCAGAAGCCCTCCATGCGTCCGTTAAGGCTTTCCCTTACCTCACCTGCCTCCAACTGGTTAAGCTGCAATCTCTGGTTTACACCAAAGAATCCACGGTCGTTATCGCTGCCGATAGCGTCATCCAACCCACCAGTAGACCGAAACTGGGACATTACGCACGATACGCAATAACCGCTCCAGATGTAAGCGTGAAGCTCGTAATATTACCACCAATGCCAACCCCAGCAGGAATCGTAATGGTGATCAGCTTCGTGCTAGCATTCGTAAGGTTAGGCGCAACAAACACACTAAACACAGTGTCGTTCACAGTCTGAACCCAACGGAATGGCCCAGTAGCCGCATCCGTACCAGAGTACACCTGTCCGCCGCCTTGACCTTGAAGATCGTATGAATCGCCTCTTGGCATAATGTAAATAAGTTTCTAAGCACAAGTCCATCTCGCGCTCACACAACCAATTACCACAATCCCACACATTATGTCAACCATAAACACAAATGTTACCTATCTAGCACATTTAAGCACAATACACTAGACCTATCCACAAATAACCCCGAACGGGAACTACCCCATTGTAACAATTTTTGTGGGGCTGGTTTATGGATGGCAATAATAAAAATAATTTCTTGGTCGACCCCCTCCCCCCGTCATACCTTAGTGGATTGGTAATGATTAGCCTGGTGTTCAAGCGTGCAGTGTTCATGTGATCAGTGCCGGCAATGCAAGCGGTCGTTTGAATGTGTCGCTTGAATCACGCGCTTGGCTGGAGAGTGTGCCTTGCCTTGCTCCGTGGAACATTTCCGTGGAACATATACAGCTGTGCCATGGTGCGTCGACTTGTGTTCCACGCCAACCTTGTGGAACATGCTTATTTGCTGAGATTCATCGCCAACAATAATTGTTCACACTTATTCACAGCTTTTAATCGTTGACAACTTTTGCGACATGACTATAATACGCTCCAAGCGTAACCCCCTTACGTAAGCCATCGCGCCATAGCGTGATGTGCGCACGACATCAAACAAGGTTATTCATTCATCAAGCGCGGTGATTGATTCTTTCAAGTGATGGAATGGATTCCATAGCGTGCTATCCTATTCCCTTTGCTTCTTATTCTCTCCGCTTTACTTCATCACCCTACCTTATAGGGAATGACTAGACGCTTGAATGCTTGGTTCCTTGGCGGTTTGGTTGTTCCATGGGTTGGAAGTTGACGCTGGCCGCAAGATTTTTTCATGGTTTGGAATTGAGGGAAACGCTTTGATTTAAGGGGTTTGGTGAGTTGGCAAGCATAAAGTTGAAATTTATTTTTGAGATATTGGCAAATATTGTTGGCAATCTCTCCGCGTCATGCGATTGTCTCACCAGTTGCGAGCGCAACGCTTAACACCAAACACTACGACAATATGACAACGACACAAATCGAATCCGTGAGCCTCGTGCTCAATCACAAAAATTGGACGGGTCTCTCACTCCGTGAGCTGGTAGACGCAGGACGCATCCAAGCAGACAGCTTGAATATCATTCGCGACTTCACAAAAGCGGCACTAGGTGAACCGAAGGACATGGACGAATGGCACAAGCAAAGGGAAATCCCCGCAATGGTCGTTCTCGCATTGCAAGGTTTAGCCATTGGAAAGGAGGTAGCATGATCCGCGACCTTTTCCTTGCCCTTGCCCTTGTGGCATTGCTTGGCATTGCCATTGCCATTTGCGGCGGGGCGTGGGGGCCGTCTGACCTTGAAATGCGCGTGCGTGCAAGTGAACCTTTGAACCTCCAAAAATAAATCAAAAACCCGCTTGCATTGCTAGCAAGTGTGCATAGCCTACAAGTCGAAACGGCGCGAGCCGTCCATGGGTCAAGCCCATGCTGAAGAGACTACAACAACAACAACAACAACAACGAAAGGAAAACAACGATGAAAAAGACACTGACCACAAGCGAAATCGCTCATGAATTGATCGACGATGGAAACGCAAATTGGAGCCGTGCGGGTGCATTTGCCCTTGCTCAATACCTCGAAGAACTCGAAGAAGGCACGGGGGAGGAGATGGAGTTTGACCATGTGGCAATCCGTTGCGAGTGGAGCGAATACGCCGACCTTGAAACCTGGCTCTCCGAATACTACGGCCGCCCGATTCCCGCCGCCTACGAATCCGCCGGCATTGATTTGGACGGTGAGGAAGACGAGGAGGAGAAGGGAGAATTGATCCGCTCGCACATTCAAGACCACGGGACTCTAATTGAGTTCAACGGCGGCATCATTGTTTCCTCATTCTAAACCATAACCCACCGAAACTATGAACATACACACACACACACAAGGCCCTTGGCATATGGGGGCAGGAAACGGAGAAGGAAGCATTTTCTCCGACAACGGGCGGACACGCTTGGAAATAGGCGGAACCACGCTCTGTTCCATAGCTCAAATCACGCGCGGATGGAATGAGGGGGAGGATGAAGCAAACGACCGATTGATCGCCGCCGCGCCGGAAATGTTGGAAGCATTGCAAAGCCTTACCCATCCAATGGCAAGCGATCAAGACTTGCAAAATGCCCTTGCCGTCATTGCCAAGGTGAAAGGGGGTGACGCGTGAGCGCGGACTTGATTTACTGCAAGCAAGGGCTTTTCACCGCTTTTATTTCACAAAGCAAAGCGGGTGATGATGCATGGCGCGAACTAGCAAGCCAAACGGCAGGGACGGGCAAAGTTTTCACCGCACAGCTGCCGGTGGTCTTGTCCGCTCTACGGGCGGCAGGGTATGCCGTAAGCAAGGCGAAAAAGCCAAGCAAAAGGGAAGTTGACAATCTCATGGCTGAGCTGGAAAGGGGGGTGGCATGACCCCACAATGGGAAACGCAAGCCCTTGCCCTCATTACGGGGGCGGGGGTGTCCACGGATGATGCGCCGTGGGTGTTGGAATGCATCCAGAAAGCCGTGGAGGAAATCGACCACCACGAGGATCACGAAATGTTCCCTCTGCTTGTGGATTATCACGCAAACGATAAAGCCGCGCTTTGCAACATCGACGCTGAAGCGTTCTCGGATGTCCTAGCCTGCCTTGGCATCGACTTGCACCGATTGGAAACCCTATGGGAGCGAAAACATATCGACCCGCCGATTGACGATTGGAGCATGGAATGAACCACAAACGAAACGAAACGAAACGATGATAACGAAACGAAAGAAAAAAGAAAACGGGTGGAGCTATCTTATCGAAAATAGCATCCACATGCACGGGATAGAACGAGTAAACATGACCACGACAAGCAAAGGCCCGTATGGGAGATATGCTGGGGTTTTTGTTGGGCTGTCATTTTGCGAGATACCGCGAAAAAAGGCGGCAAGTATCCTCCGAGAGGTGCGGAAATATCAACGAGCTGGAAAGGCGGCGGCATGAAAAAGCAAATGATCCTGGCGGCGGCTATTTTCGGCCACCTATTCCTGTTCCTTTTTGTGGACTCGCTATTCGAAGCCCCGACAAAGTGGAAAATGTGGGCTTTTTACGGCTCAAGCCTGCTATCCGTGGCAGTCTGGGCGGCCTATGTAGTCAATGACGACTTGGATGGAGGAGGTGCGGCATGAGCAAAAAACTAAAGAAACTTGAGTCAAGGTTCGAAAATGAGTACGACCTCGAAATGCAGGCATGGGGCGCATTATACGATGCGATGTGTGACGCTGGCCTCAACGACGAATGGGTGTGCGATGCCTTGCGGTACTTTGAGTTATGTGTCATCGACACAAACGAAACGCGCCGAAAAATCATAAAACTTGGAGGGATAATTGATGAAAGTTAATTGGAAACTCTACGACGATTTGGAGGCGGACAAATTCGCGTTCCTCGTTCGCATTGTGGCGGAGGTTTTTTCGGTCACTCCCGAACAGATCCTTTGCCGCTCACGCTTTGCGCGATGGGTGGAGCCAAGGCAACTTGTGGCGACGATATGGAGCGAAAACCACTCGCTCCAAGAGACAGGCTACCGGCTCGACCGGCATCACGGGGCGATCATCCACGCACGGGAGCGTGTGAGGTTCCTTGTGGAGCATAGCAACGGGTTTGCCGACAAGGTGCGCGAGTGCCTCCAACGCCTGGTCAATGAAGCCTCTATGGAAACGGAAACCCCAAAAGAAAAAACAGCGTGATTAAATTATTTAGCTTGCAAGAGATGGCAGACGACTTGAAACTGCCGCCAGCCGTAGTCGCCCTATGGGCTGCAGATGGCTACATACCACACATAATGAGGGACGGATTGCCCTTATTCGACCCCGTTGCGGTGGGGAAGCACATCGCAAAACAACTAAACAACCTAAATAAAATCGACGATGGAAACACAACAGACACAACCACAAACTGAAGCGATTGCGGCGCACGAACCGCAAAACACGGGCATTCTAGCGCAAGTCGCGGCTGAAACACAAGCATTCGAGCTTGTGCAACGGCAAGCGATGATGTTGAGCAAGTCAACCCTAGTCCCCAAGGACTTTGCGGGGAATGTAGCAAACTGCGCGATTGCCCTCAATGTTGCAAAACGCACACGCCTTGACCCTCTAATGGTTACGCAAAACCTTGCTATCATCCACGGGCGGCCTTCGTGGTCTGCTACTGCTCTGATCGGCATGATCAACGCAAGCGGGAAGTTCTCGCCCCTGCGCTTCGTGATGGACAACGACGAAACTCCAACATCATGCTATGCCGTGGCCCGTGATATGGCGACAGGCGAGGAACTCAAAGGTGAGCGCATCACCTTGGAGATGGCCAAAAAAGAGGGGTGGAGTACCAAAAATGGTTCGAAGTGGCTGACCATGCCTGGTCAAATGCTCCGCTACCGCGCCGCTTCATTCTGGAGTCGTGCTTACGCCTCGGACATGTCGCTGGGCATGTACACGCAGGACGAGGTGCGAGACTTTGCAGAACCCCCACGCAATGTGACACCCAAGGCAAACCCATTCGTGGCTGAACCAGAACCCGAGCCAGAACCCGTTGAGGTTGTCGAGGCACAGGTTGTCGAGGACAAGCCCAAGGGGAACACGAAACCCCACGCTGACAAGATCGCGGAAGCATTCGAGAAAATGACCAAGGAGGTAGAACCATGAGCAATCTAGTCTACAATCTAGGGCGCAAGTATTACGAGGGGGGCGCAAGCCCCTCCAACTTGGGCGGGTATGTCTCTAAATCCATGCTCTGGGAGTTCGATCAAAGCCCATGGAAATGGTTCCACAGCGGCCCGAAAGAGACGACACCAGCAATGGAGTTTGGAAGCCTTGTGCATTGCCTTGCACTCACGCCTACCGAGTACGCCGAAACCTATGCCGTAGGCGAATACGACTCATTCCGTACCAAAGCGGCGCAGGAATGGCGGGATTCGATGGTAGCACAGGGGAAGGTCTGCATCACTCAAGCCCAACTCAACGCCGCCAACGAATGCGCGGAGTCGATCCTCAATGACCTTGACATCCAGCCGCTATTTGTCACCGGGTACAAGACCGAGGTTGCCGTCTACTCGCAGATCGGGGAAACCAAGGTGCGCGGGATGATTGACCTAGTGCCACAGGCAGGGGACGACTTGGTGGACATCAAGACAACCTCCAGCATTGGCAAAGCTGACGACCTAGCGTCCATTGTGGTGCGCCGAGGCTACCATTGGCAAGCCGCCCTCTACCTCGACCTGTTCAACGCCGCCACGGGGCTGGAGCGCACGAATTTCGTGCTTGCCTTTGTCGAAACATCTGCGCCTTATGAAACCGCAATCGTCAACCTGTCCGGTGATTTCATCGAACAAGGGCGGATCGGATACATGAACGCCATAGCCAAATACCAGAAATGCGTCTCGGAGAAGATGTTCCCCAAGGCCGTTGAAGGAATCCAAGAACTCTCATTCCCCAAGTGGGCAATCAAATAACAATATGAAGCAAACAATAGACATTAGCCTGGACACAACGAAGATCGACAAGACCGCTCTTTACGAGTCGCCAAAGAACGGAAAGAAATACCTCTCCGTCACGGTTCTGATTCGTGAAGAAAAGGATAAGTACGGATACGATGGATTCGTAGTCCAGAAGATCAGCAAGGAGCGCAAAGCGGCAGGGGAGAAAGGCCCGATCCTTGGCAACTGCAAGATTGTTGACTGGGAGGCACAGAAGCCAAGCGTGATTAAGGCGACTCTCCATCCCGACAAGTGGGATGATCCACTCGACGATGTCCCCTTTTAGCATGTGGGAATCTTGAGTGATGACAAGATGGGTATCCATCCCTTGGCCCGAGGGTTCATCGCAGGGCAAACCACTTTCCGATAACACTTATGATTGAAATGTTGACACCGATGGAGGCGCAGAAACTGGGTCATGTCCCGCTTACTCGCCCATACAGAGAAGACTACGAGCACGAAATGAGATGGCTTCGCACCGTCCTGCGTGACATGAGGGGATGCAACTTCTCCCTCGTGGATACTGGCAGGGGTCTTGAAGTCTGGAGACACAAAAAAGAACTAAACACGATCAAAGAATAACACTATGAAACTAAAACAAATCTACAAACCCGTTCGCGCCATTGGCAGCGACCCGCATTTAACCGTGTCCCTCATGTCTGCCTTGGCATCGCCCAAGCATCGCAAGAGCGGACTAATGGAAGCACTCAAACGCCTAGCCAACAAGTATGGAGTTGCTATTTAACGACCTACCAGAAGAGCTTTCACCTCGCCTCAAGTGGCAGGAGAAGAAGGGAATCAAGACAATGCGCCGCGATGATGGAAAATGGGTGGCGTACAAGACCGAAACCCGATTCAACAACTCCGACGAGACAGAGGTGGATGCCGTGATAGGACTGGCGAAGAAGCTGAAACTTAAACTTTGGAATGAGTAGAATCACCATAGGAATAGATCCTGGAGCCAACGGCGCAATCGCATGGATTGACGAGCGAGGGAAGTCTTGCGTCGAGAAGATGCCAGATACCTTGCAGGACTTGTGGGAGCTTATTCGCGACATCACCAACTTCCCAAGGTCAGCGATTGACGGGCGCAAGTACAAGGCGTACATCGAGCAAGTGTCCTCCAGTCCGCAGATGGGCGTGGTATCATCGTTCAGCTTTGGACGAGGCTACGGCAACCTGGAGATGGCACTTACCGCCGCAGGGATACCCTTCGAGCGTGTGCGCCCACAAGTCTGGCAGAAGGCTATGGGTTGCATGACGAAGGGCAACAAGAACATTACCAAGCAGAAGGCTCAAGAACTATTCCCAGACAAGAAGGCTACGCATTGGAGTTCTGACGCATTACTCATAGCACTATACGGAACAAAACAATGAAAGAGAAATATATACCCGGCGAAGGATGCCAATGTTCAGCCCGATGCAGTTGCGAATGCGGATGCGATGTGGACTGGACACCAAGGGAGGTCTACGAACTACGTGAGCAGCGCGACAGGCTGGCGTATGCTTTATTCATGTGTCGAAAAGAACTAGTCGATGTGTTGGATGACATCAACAAAGAGCGCGTTCCGCATGATGGAGATGACTTCCATGAAGCATTAAGGATTTCCAAAGAAGCACTTGCAGCATGGAAGGGGGGCAGTTGTGGGCAGGACACATGATGTAACAATCAGCGCATTTGATCTGGATCGGCTTGAGTCTGAACTCGACGCCGTGACAGAGCAACGCGACAGGTTGGCGGAGGCTGGAAAAATACTGGCTGAGGAATACGAAGATCGTCGTTCACAATTTGGTAGTGAGTATCTTTGGCAAAAGCATGAGGATGCGGAGCGCGTAGATGCTGCTATTGCCGTTTTTACAGCCGCCGTGAAAGGATGGAGCCATGATCATTGACGGAATGACGATGGGCCACAGGAATAAGTATCTAGAAAACATGAAGAAGTACCAAGAGATCGAGAACCTCATCGCGGACATCTGGTATCAGAATCCAAGGTGGCCATCAACATTCTCCGCTTGCTGTAATGGATGCGGCAATCAAGCACGGGGCGGCAGGGAATGTATCTATTGCCTTGAAAGTGAACTTTCCAAGTTGACATCGCAGGAGGACGCTAGATCCTTCGTGAGCGCAGTCAGACAAGTCTTAACGGCAGAGGAATCCTTGAGAGAGCATTCCAAGCCGTTCTGAAACAACAAACAACAACAAAAAATGAAACCTAGGGTATATGTAATAATCCGAAACTGCGTAGAGGACGGCATCCGTTATGGACTCCGCCGCGCCTACAAACACACAGATGAACCATCCGAGGACTTGCTGGAAAGCGAGATTCACTCAGCAATTATGATGGAACTCGATGAGAAATTCGAGTTTGAAATTCCAAGACTAGACTAATACTATGAGCGTATCACACAAACTAGAATCATGGCTCCTCAAGGGGAAGACCATCACCGCCCTGCAAGCCCTTAATAAATGGGGGTGCATGAGGCTATCGGCACGGATCAACGAGCTTCGCAATGCGGGGTTCCCGATCCTTACGGACAGCGTAAAGCAGAATGGCAAGATCTTTGCTCGCTATCGTCTTGCCGCTTAATACAATCGGGCATGTCGGTAGCCTAGTTCATTGTCGCTGCACCACCCAGCGTCCGGCAAGGTGGAACCTTTAACAACTATGAATGCGATAACATCAAGAATAACTGTACTGCCAAAAGGCGAGCCTATCTTCAGCTATCAAGCCACTGAAATTAGCATCGTGGATGAAGCTGCTGGGCCATTTATTGAAATAAAGCAATTTCCTCAAGAGGGTGATGAGCAAACCATTAAGTTCAATGTTGAGGAATGGCCCTACATCGCGAAGGCTGTGGGCAAAATACTCCAAGAAATCGAGAAACTAGAAGCGAAGCAATGAAAACTGAAAAAGCAATCCAAGTCCTGCGTGATTATAACCTGTGGCGCAAGGGCAATGACAAAATGGAACAGCCAGATCCTTGGCACATTGGAGAAGCTATCGACGATGTGCTGATGGCCATTGGCGACATGGAGGAGGAAGCCAGACTCCATCGTGGAGCTATCACAGGCTGGCAAAACAAATGGGAATGCGCGGTTGACATGGCAGCCAAGGCTAAAGCTGAGCGCGACGAGGCTCGTGCGGATCTAGAATTTCGGCGTGACCTTTTCAAGCTTCAAGAGCAACAATTAAATAGTGTAAGAGATGAACTTTACGAGGAGCGCCAGGAGGGCGAGGAACAAGCTAGACTTCTCGGCATGGGGTCAGAGCGTGAGGCCAAGCTAATTGCAGAGCGTGATCTGTGGCGAGCAGAATCTCAACGATGGAGGCAGCAAGCCCTAGACCTAGAAGCCCAGATCGAGACGGCAATCAAACGCCTACAATGGAGGCAAGATAACCTAGATCGCGGCATCAAAGAGCTAAAGGGTGACTATTGAATTTCCCGTAGAATCTGATACAATTTATATATATGGAAAAGAGATTTGAGAAAAAAGTAAAGAACCCAAAGACGGGTAGAACTAGGACTGTGAAGTATGGACAGGCGGGTAAAGCAGCAGATGGTGGTGATAGGATTCGGCCAGGGACTGCCAAAGGAGATGCGTATTGCGCCCGTTCCGCGAAGATCAAGGGGGACTGGAAGGACGACCCGAACAGCCCTAATAACCTTTCTCGCAAGAAATGGCGTTGCCGTGGCTCAAAATCCATGAAATAACCACCATGAGTGCAGGAAAGGGCGACTCACCCAGACGAGTAGATACGAAACGATACAACGAAAACTATGAACGAATCTTTAGAAAAACAACCATCGAACAGGAAGCTCAACCAGAAGCGGAAATTCAGCTTCGGGTCGGGGCGGAGGAGGAACCAGCTCCAAGACAAGAAGATTAACATCCGAGTCTCCCTCTCGGTGGAGACATTCAAACGGGTGGATAGCTTATCCAAGAGGCTGGATTGTTCGCTCTCAAGTGCGGTCGAGAGGCTAATCCGTACCCAAGAATCGGAGTCTATCGAGCCGACACGGGAGGTCAACTGGGACGAGTTCAAGGCCAAGCGTCAGTTCTACCAGCTCACCGATGTTCTGGATGCCTCATTCCGTAGAAGGGGGCGCAGGGCATGAATACCCTAAAAGGGTTTCCTCATCGTTATCAGAATGCCCCAGAATGCGTTGGAGACGACTGGTGGGGTCATTACCGCCTAGCCCTCGCTACAATCGATTCTGGGGGTATTGTGGTGATGTACGGGACGAATGGCACGGGCAAGACCCGCATGGCCTACGAGTTAGCCAAGAAATGCGTACCAAAGGACTCGCATTATTCCATTGGGGGCATGGGCTGGAACGCCAGTAAGAAGGAAAGACCCGCTATTTACACTACGGCGGTCAACCTTTTCATGGAGATCAAGGACACATTCCGTCCAGACTCGGAGCAATCGGAGCTTTCCTTAGTCAAGAAGTACACTGACGCAGGCCTGCTGGTGCTGGATGAGTTCCAGGAGCGGGGCGAGACTCCCTTCGAGGACAGGAAGATCACCAGTATTATCGACGCTCGTTATCAGAATGAACGGCCCACTATCCTCATTTCCAACCATTCGAGGGAAGAATTTGCCTCCAAGCTATCAGCGGCGGTGCTGGATAGAATCCGTGAGAACGGGGTTGGACTGCACTTCAACTGGACAAGCTACAGGAAACAGGGTAGCATCTAGACAACAACACCTCCCACGCCTCTCCACGATGCGCACCAAGGGAGGTTTCTTTTATGCAGGAATGGACGCATTCCGTCCATAATTGTGTACGCTTGCACACAATTCGATGTAATGTGTGACATTTCAGCCAATAAGTTGCCAAAATGTGTACTTAATCGGACATCCCTGTCACGCGAGGGAATAGTAATACCCCTTGGGTGTTTTACGCATGACGAACTTGCCATCTCTTACTGCGCGGTGAAGCAGCCTCCTCGCGCTCTCAGGGTGCATGTCCGCCTTGTCGGCAAACTCAGACGTGGTGAACTCATCGTCGCGTTTTGGACACTCAAGTGCCGTTAATTTCAACGCTTGTTCTAATGCGGTCAGTGCTTGTTTTGTTTTCATTGTTGTCGTTCGGATACATTGGTTTGATGTTGGCTAGCGGCTACAGGATGCCGTGTGGACTTACCCAGACGCCATCTTCGTTTGTCGCGTGCCATGCCTGCCACGAACCAGTCTTGGTGTTTATGAGTCCAAATAGGAATCCCTGCCTCCACCCGTGCTTCGCTTGGTAGCGGTCTGCATAGGTCATCTGGTCGATGTCTGCGAGACATCCAACGCTGAATGCCATACCGCCATCGATGTGCCTCGCATGGTAGGTTGCCGGGGCATGCACATGCCCGTGGATTACGCTTCCCCAGCCGTCATAATGGGCCTTGGCAGCGTGTACGGAGGACTTGAACCCGTGAATGAGTTTAGGCCCACCCTCTGGCATCTTGAGGTAGCGGGATACATGGTACGGACAGGTCTTGATTTTTAGCTTTTTAAACTCGTCCTCCAGAGTCTGCCAGTATTCTGTGCAACGCTCCCTCAACATGCCGTCAGCGCATCCAGTGGAGTGTAGGGCTAGGCGATCATCGTGGTTTCCAATTGTAAGATAATGGGGCTGGAATTCCCGAAGAAACTCCATGCCCATCATCACATCGTCGGCAATGCCGTCTGCTTTCTCCTCACTGGACGCTCCGCGCCTAAGGGGACTCAAATCTATGAAATCCCCCAAATGTATGCGATAGTCGGGCTTCCAAGTCTTAACGAAAGCAAGTGCTTTCTTCCTAGCCTTTTCACATATGAGGTTGCCGTGATTATCAGCGACCACCATGAACTTTTTATAGGTCATTGTTTTGTTGGTTTGGTTTGCTGGAGCCTTCCCCAAGCTGGGAAAAACAGGTGATCAAGGCAACGCACAACACCCTCCTCCACTTCCTCGAAAGGTTTGCAATGCGCGATGCCTCCGATGGCGAAGGCGGCATGCATCATCTCATGGCGTAGGGTGTCTGTCATCTCCTTGATGTGACCTTTCCTAAGGCTTATCGTAAGATCGTCAAGCGAAAAACTACCGAAATCCTCAAGATTCTCGACAATCGCAATCTTTACCCGCAACCCACCGATATGGATATGCTTGGGGATGTTCATCGCGTGGCTTGGCATCGGTTGAGGATTCCAGCGTATTCGCCATGCAATTCGATTGCTTTTTGTCTGCGTATTTTCACGGCATCCTCAATGTTTTTGTATCGGCCAAGGAACAGCGTGACACCCTTGTGTCCAATTTGAGCCATCCATAGCTGTGTTCTTTTACACCATGTTATCCCTGTATGTCCAGACTTGTTGTTGGATTGGAGGCTTTTGTTGCAAGCGTTTTGCCTTCTGCTTGCTATCCTTAGATTGGATGGGTGATTGTTTGTTCCGTCACCATCAATATGATCTACCTCTTTGTCTGCTGGGTCAAAGCCATTTGCCATAGCAAATATAACTCTATGAACTGGGTATTTAATCTGGTTCACCTTCACTAGATAGAACTTACAACCATCTCCGCTGCGCGTTAAATGCCCCGCCATTGTTCCATTGTCGCGGGTATTAAACATCTTCCACCCCCTGCTTGTTCTGAAATGACATCTTGGTCTTTTGTTCCAAAGTATTCCAGATGGAGATTCATCTGATATGGTGAAGCATTCATTTAAGTAATGCACATCTGGCAGCTTGTTTGCTTTCATTGAAAGCACTATAAATCAAGCGCATCTATTGTCAAGTGGGTATTATCTCGTGCTTTGGAAATGCATCGCATCCCTCCCAATTGCCCATCCAAGCCCCAACCAAGCCTCTTTGGCAAAAATCTCCATTATTTCAATAGGCATGTTGGATCTGCTTGGCCAATGCTCGCGGTTGCCGTTCGTGCTTGGAGCAAGGTCAATGGCCGCTCCCCTAGCGTGTAAGGAGGGCAAAGATCCACCCCTCATTGGTCTGTTGTTATAGACCCCACCATACTCTTTCAGCACCCAAGCGTGAGGTGTCTTAGCGATGTTCTCCAGAATCCTACGAAGGCTGGGAGCAACCTTGTGGTGACATCGGATGGTCTTAACATTCTTGCCATCGTAGCGGATGTCGAGGTCGTTGACGGCGAGGTTGACCAGCATGGACTCATCGCCCGGTCGTCCGTAGAACTTGGTGAGGCTAGCTTGATCCTGCGTAGGCCACGGGTGGTCTTTGGGCATGAGACTGCGCAGGTAGGCCTTGCACCTCTCTGTGGACTTCTCCCCCCAGAACCCGTCTGGAGTGGCTCCTACACGCTTCTGAAGCTCGATGATCTGGTGGTATTGCATATGGTTGAATTTTACACCATAGGTCAAGACCACCTTGACCTACTCACCGCTTTTTAAGCAGATTCCAAAGGGAAAGCAAGCCAACCACCAAACCAATGGTTAGCGAGGTCATTCTCAGACCCCACTCCAGTTGCTCTTGGAACGAGGTCACAAGACCCAGTGCGGGGGCTACAGTCCCTGCGATGCCGTGCAAGGCATCTCTGCCAGTCTCTGAGGTCATTTGTCGTCCCGTGCTTTGATTAGGCCAAACCCTGCAGTTACTGCTGCGAATGCGCCAACAAAGTCGGGGGCAGAACCGTTAATAAGTTGAATGCCGACATTAGACAATGTGGCGACGATTGTTAAGATGCCTAGTGCGGTAGTTTTCATATATTTGTTATGTTAAGTTATGCCCACCAGATGTTGGGGACATCTTCGGAGATTGGTCTTGGGACTAGGACAGGGTTGCCATCCTCGTCGTCCACGGTGAAGTCGCTAGCCCAGTAGATAAACTGCTCGCCGCCATCTGGAATCGGGATGCCGATGAGGTCACGGAACAGCACCCACCAGTCCGAGCCTTGATGCTCGCCGATGATGTGGAGCGCGTACTCATGCGACGCGAGGGTGATTTGCTCGTTGCCTTCGTCGTCGATGGTCGCAAAGCCATTCGCCAGCCCGAACATGACTGCGGTGGTGCGGTCGGGGAATTTAAGCAGATAGTCAGCGATCATGTGGTTAATGTGACGAGCTTTGCGTTGGGGAGGCGTTTCTTGTAAAAGCGAATGGCAGCAACATGACCACTTAGGTAGAATGAACCATCAGTAAGGTTCCCAATTCTCATCGCGTTCAACCCCGTTGGCATAGTTCGTGTTGCTGTAGCAACTGCACCTCCATTTGTTACGGATGCAAAACTTGTTCCTTCGTAGGCTATGATCCTTTTTTGAATCGTGGACGCTGTACCTAAAATAGTTGAAAGTACTGTTGGGGTGTCACCACCTGCTCTAATAAGACTTCTGAATCCACCATCACCAAACGAGTACAAATGGCGTAGAATAGATTCATTCGTACCATTGTCTACTTGAACAATCCCTCGGTTATTACCAATCAAGTTGGCAATTGATGCCTCGCTCAACAATGTTCCAGATGTGGAATTGTAAAAGCTCGTAAAGTTAGCCCCCGTAATACTACACACATCCGCGCTACGCACCACGCTGCCAGTCGTCGTCGGGATGTAGGAGGTGGGGAAGGAGCCTGCTTCTAGTTGTGCGCCCCATGCCCAAAATGAATCAACGGAGTTGCCAGCGTAGGTTCTTGATGTACCAGAGACAGGGGAGATTCTGAGTGTTGTGCTTGATGTAGCTCCTGCCGTCCCTGTAATTATGCAGCGATACCATCCATTTGGATATTGTTGAATTGAAGCTGTGCCGAATGCGTTAGCAACCACTGAACCAGATCCAGTTAGGTCAAACATCGCATCAGCAGGAAGTGTCACGGCATTCCCCGCCCAAATACTAACTCTCGTTACTTGATTGGGTTTAAAGAAACAACTCACCGTGTAAGCAGTTCCGCTCGTTAAGTTACCAGAAGCAGGTAAATTCTGAATCACCTGATAAACCGTAGTAGTAGCACCAACCGTCAATCTGTCGGCATCGGTAGCACCAGATGGGGATGTTGTGTCGTTTGCTGTTACTGTTAAGTTTCTTTGTGAGGAAGCGTTCCACTCTGAAGCACCAAAATCGTCACTTCGTACTGTTAAGTTCGTCCTGCTCTCCTCGATCAGCAAGCCACGGCTCGCAAGAGTCACTGGGTCGTGGTCGAAGCGTGCAGCATTAACAGCGGCAGTTTGGATCAGTCCATTGCTCCCGATGAATGTGCCAGTGCTCGCACGGGTGAAAACAGGATTCGGACCCTTCCTCGCGGTCATAGTCTTGTCAGCCGCGAACTGGAGGTCTAGGGAAAGGCCATCAGCGTTAAGACCACCACCTCCATTGAGCATGTTTCCTAGGACATATTGCATATTACCAGCGAAGTTGCATGTTTGCGTTAGGCATCCTCACCGAGCCAAGAGAGCCAACCTTGGTATTCAGCCTCTGACATTGCCTCGTGGCCGAATGGTTGCTCTGGGGCTGGTTCCTCGCCTTCCCGTGGCTGGGGCTTGTTGTACTCGACAACGCGAATGGCATCACCAGAGGTAAACTCATAGGTTGCAGAGTCTTCTGTGCTTGAGATAAGTGTCTTCATATTATGCGTAGTATGGAATCTTGCGAGCGGTTCCGTTGATGTTTACGACTAGGTAGCCTTCCACTTGTGCTGGGACATCACCGTTGGTTCCTGCCGTTGCGCTAGTGGCTACGGTAGCAGAGGACATGGTGAGGTCTCCTGCGACATGGAGCTTGGAGCTTGGCGTACCAGTCCCGATGCCGACATTGCCAGAGGCGTCGATACGCATGCGTTCAACTGCGTTTGTAAAAACAATAAACGGGCGAGCGCCAAGACTGTCTATAAATGTCTGAGTAGCAGATGCTCCAATCTGCGAAATTGTAGAGGCGTTGGCGCGTAGATTGATCCGCACATCGTTGTCGCCATTATTATCTGCTACCTCAAGTTCAGCACCGGGCGTAGCCGTCCCGATGCCGACATTGCCTGCGCTGGTGATACGCATGCGCTCCACGATACCCGTGGTTCCATCTGCGCTTGTAGAAAAGGTAAGGCGTGAAGGCATGTCGTCAGAACCGGGCGTTCCGTCAACGAAAGATGATATTTGGCTTCCAAGTACATAATCACTTCCGTCACTTCCAGTGAATGCTATCGATCCAAGCGAATCTCCATTTTGAACGATAGTATGCGGGGAGCTAGGAGTCCCTCGGCTTTTAACGAATGTTAGCCCTTCTCCAAATTGGTTGTTTCCTGCAGCAGTCAATTGTGCGCCAACATTGGTTATTTGAAGACCTCGCGGAAATCCGTATGGGCCTGTTCGACTCATCACATCGCCAACAACAACTCGACCGTTAGGGTCAACTACAAACGGGGTGCTATCTGGATTCGCGCTATCCTCGACAACTAGTGCGTTTCCAGATCCAGTCTGCGTGATTCGCACTGCATCTCCAGAGCTAGATCCAGAGATAACAATCCCCGGCTCAAGCGGTTGCTTTGCAAGCTCTTTAGCAAGCAGGCTGGCTGTGATCTTCTTATTAGTGCCGCTAGGGGCCATTACGCCATCCTCGACATCAACGATTTGAATCAAATCAGATGCAGTAACATCCGCAGCCGAGGTAAGTTGTGAAATTTTAGTAGACATTATATTATCCTTCTGTTGTAAGAATTACGCTGTTTTCTGTTGTGATTGTATCGCCTTGTTCGTCAATAACTGGAGACGCATCCGTGGGTGAGATAGCACCACCGATGATCCCACCACCACCATAACGATTTGTGCGATTGGTATAGGTGAAGATTCGCGGAGAGATGACGGTCTGCGTATGTTGCTCATCTAGGCGCATCAGTTCATCCGTGAGTATCTCGTTAGCCTCCTGCTCTGCAATAGCTGCTCGGTCTTGTTGCCCCTCTGCGCGGAGGTAATCAGCATACACACCATGTGCGATATACTGGAACCACTCGTAAGGGATGTTGGGTTCCTCACCAATGTTGTCGCCGTAGTAGGCTGGGAGGATTGACTTGTAGGTAGCCCACACCTCGCCAGACTCCATAGAATCAGCGATAAGCGTAGCACCTACGGATGTCACGGTGAACTCAAATTCCTGCCCACCAGTGCGCCCATACGGAGGCTGAAGGTAGATCCTCAAGAAGGTGTCAACCGTATCGTACCCGAAGGCAGAGTACGGAAGAACACCATCAATGACATCACGCTTTTCGCCAACCTTTAGGAACCTAGTCCAGTAGTTACTTGCGCGGTACGCCCGTTGCGCCCTGCGGTTGACCAACGCCTTTACCCTAATCGCCTCCACTACGGAGAATGACATTCCAAGCATTGCTTGGATAAGTCCAAAAAGGTCAGAGTAAAGGCGGGTTTGCATTAACCTTGTGAAGTTCTTGGAGCGGCATTAGCTGTCACATTACCACCGGTGTTGGCAAGGAAGCGAGTTCCAAATGTCATTCCTGCACCTTGTTGTTCGATTTGGACAAGTTCATCATTAAGGATCATTGCTGCTTCTTGGTCAGCTAGTTGCGATTTCTCTTGCTGTCCTTCAGCACGAAGATAGTCGGAGTAAACGCCGTGAGCAATGTAGTCAAACCACTCGGATGGAACCGATGCTTGCATGCCAGCGGTCTCACCATAAACATCAGACAAAACCTTTTTGTAAGTAACAAACACTGCAGCTGGATTGGCACTTGTAATCAATTTTGCTCCAGCGGAATCCACATAGAAATTAAAATCTTGTGGACTCGAAGCGGTGTAAGGGGCGACAGCTTGAATTTTCAGAAATGTTCCGATTGTGTCAAGCGCACCCTCTGTGTATGGCACATTTTTACTGGTGACTGCGCGGGATTGACCAACAGTAATAAAGCGGGGCCAGTTGTTGGATGAACGATACGCCCGTTTTGCGCGGCGATTTACCAATGCGTTAATGCGTCCAAGTTCGATTGTGGCGAACTCAACACCGCAGAGTGACTTGATCATGTCAAGCAGTTCGGTATATGTTTTAGTGGTCATATTATTTTAAACAGCGTTAGGGGAAAGCTCTGGGTGAAACTTCTGGAAGTCGCGGATAAACTCGCGGTCATGCCATGCGTCTTCACCGTATTTATTGCGGATTAGGAAGTACTCATGCGTGGGGACAACCGCAACGGCTCGGCCCAACGCTCCAGTTTTTACTCCACGGAGAGTGTCAGCCTCTTGGGCTGCGGAAATCTCGCGGAATTTTTGTTTTGTTTCCATGAGCTGGCGACCAGAGCAAAGCTCTTTTACCAACGCATCGGTCATTGCCTCCTCGGAGATCATCGTTTGGTTTAGAAGAGAGCGGAGGGCGGGGATAGAACCCACCCCCCGCTGTCAGGGATTAGGCAAACTTAGCCGTGTCGATGATGCGGAAACCAAGAACGATCTTACCAGTGGTAAGAGCGGAGTACGCACCAGTCGATGTGCCAGCAGCAACCGTCAGAATGACATCCGTATCAGCGGTGGCCATGTCGATAGGTTGCACCAGTCCGCTTGCGCTTGTGCCGGTTCCAGCGGTGAAACCACTGCCCGTGTTGAAACGGGGAGCGGTAGCAGTCGTGGCGGGCGGGACAGCCGAAGCAATGTGCTTAGCGGCAGTACCAGAGATACCAACGGACACTGCGCCAGTGGCTGCGATAGCACCAGCGGAAGTACCAAAGGTCTCGACGGTAGAGATACCAGCGAGTTCGATAGCACCACCGCGCGGGATGCGAGCGACAACCTTAGTGCCACCGCCAGCCGCGATAGCAGCAAGGTCGGCGACAGTAAGGGTGATGACATCAGTAAACGGGCTACGCTCGTTATTTACAAGTTGTGGCATAATATTTTCTTTCTTTTAGTGTTTAGTTGCGGATTAGTAAGCAATCTTACCGTGTGCGCCAGGGTGCTTACAAACAAGCGTACCAACCATGTCCACGAAACCACGCTCGCCACCACCTTGGTTCTCAAGGCGTGTCGAACCCATTGGGATGAGGGTGTTGAAACCGAGATACTTCGGATTCACCACATAACCACGGGTAGCGGCAGGCATACAGGAAGGGTTAGCATTGATGACATTAACGATGCCAAAGTCGGACTCATACAGGGTAACTGCATGGGTGATCTTCTTGCTCGAAGCGTCTTGATTGATGCGATAAACAGCTTCAGCAGGGCTGGTAGCTTGACCAGACGAGCGTTGGAAGTTCGAGATCACCTTGCGGAGAGCAACACCAGCGATGAGGGTAAGGTTATTAGCCTCGCCATTGACAGTGTAAATCGACGCAATGATGTTATTGAAGGTCGTGTCGCTAGGAGATGCCGTAAGGATCGAATCCGAAGGCGTACGATAAGCGGCAGGAACATCCGAAGGCCCAGCTGAGTCGAGCCAGTCACCAAGTCCACGGAGGGCGTAGGGAGTGCCAGCACCGTTCTCAACGGAGCGATCGTTGTCCGAGCAGATAGCGGCCTCCACGTCCCTTTTCAACTCTCTCATGCTTTTTGCCTCCGCCTGTGCAACGTTTGCGGGGCCAACGGAGCTAACGGCTTGTTGCAGGTTCGACACGATGTAGTCGCGGCGGAAGATTTGGGTGTAGTTGCCAAGACGAGCGCGGCTAGCGAACTTGTCATCAAAGGCAGTAACATCCGTACCTTCAGAGATACCAGCAGTCGAAGGAGCCGAAAGAACATCGGCAGTCCACTCGCTGAAAGTACCACTTGCTTTACCCTTGGAGCAAAGGCTGAGGAGCGGGGTTTCTTCTGGAGCAAGGAGGGTCAACTCGTTAGAGAGATCCTCGCGGTTGGAGATAGCGGAACCCGTGCCAGTCTTGGCCTGGGGCGCATTTGGTTGATAGGTATTTGAGATACTCATAATGATTATTTAAATAAAGGTTATTTTAACTTAGCGATTCGTGAGGCAACCCAATCATCGACCGAACCAGTCGTTTCAAACCTGCTGTATGCGTCTTTGACCTTTGCTTTGGCATTTGAACCAGACTTAGCCGAACCAGATCCAACCGGGGAAGCGGGTGGTGACACCTTCAACTTATTCCCAGCTCCAGCTTGGATAGCCTTAGCTTTCTTTCCAAAGATAGACCTTGCCGCATGAGCAAGAATGTATTCAATTTGCATCCCAATCTCGGGGATTTCGCGTTTCACTCTGGAAACTAGGGGATCTTCGACTAGCACCTTATAGTTCTTTCCGATCTCAGACTCTTCGTCTTGGATCTCTGGAACTTCTTTCCGTGCTGCCTCGGAGTACTGCTTGGACATCTCACCGAACTGGGCAACTTTGATCAACTGCTGCTGTTGGGCTGGGATGTACTTGGTTAGTGCTTCCTTGGCGTTCCTGTTGGCTTTGCGGATTTGACGCTTGGTGAACTCTTTATCGCCAACGGTGATGATGTCATCGGGGCCGTAGTCTTCGTGTTCATCCAAGATCTCGTC